CCGCGGCCGGTTCCTGCCTGAGCCGGTGTAGCCCCGCTCGATGTCCTGCACCGTGGCCAGCCCCAGCCCGAGCGCAGCCGCGATCTTCCGGTACGAGACCGGAGGAGTCTGGGCGCGCATCTCCAGCACGACCTGCCGGCGCATCTCCCGCCACCGCTTCCCGCGTTGCGACTGATCGGCCATCACCTCTCCGATCGCCTTTGCGCGTTCTACCGGGTCGGCCATCGCCTCCACCGCATTCATGGCGTCGATCACGCGCTGAGCCTCCTCGGTCACACCCGGCCTCACATCTCTTTCGGCGGGCCGCTTGCCCTGAGTGTACGGGGCCCCGTACAGTCTGAGGAAGTAGCCCGAGCTACTACGCACAAAAGCCCCCGGCCCGGCGCTGCAACGCCATATGGGCCGGGGGCGGACCCACCCACAACCGTGACGAAGGAGCAGGTCCGCCATGGAGCGTACCGACCAGCCCACCCAGCAGGAACCCGACCGCACCCCCCACCCCAGCCCCATCATCGGCCGACCGGCCACCGTCGAGGACTGCCAGGCCGACTACCAGGCCGCCGCCGACATCCGCGCCCGCCTCGGCTGGAAGAACGGCGGCTGCTGATGGACATCGCCACCGCCCTCCACCACCTCGCCGACCGCCTCGACCGCGAACCCAACCGCCCCACGGACCTCCACCTGGTCCGCGGCTGGGCCCGCGCCCTCGGCCTCGACGCCGACTGGCTCGCCTGGCTCCCCGCGCCCGCTGGCGCCACCCAGTCCGAGTACGCCACCCGGCTCCGCCAGCTCGCAGGGGAGGCCCGCTGATGGGCCTCTTCGGGAACGACCGCAAACGCGCCGCCGAGAAGTACGCCGGCCGCGAGTCCGCCACCGACCGCGCCGCCCGCAAACGCCGCGAGACGTACTGGCGCACCGGCGCCCGCAAGGCCGACCGCCAAGGCCAGGCATGGGAAGACGCCGACCGCGCCGCCGAACGCCGCGGCGGCATCCGCCTCACCAACTGGAGGAGGTGACCCATGGAGCGCTTCCTCTACGGCCTGGCCATCCTCGCCAGCGTCGCGTCCGGCGTCTTCGCCGTGACCTGGATGGCCACCCACTGACCCGTTCCGACAGGCCGGCCCCCGCCCCGGGGCCGGCCCCCTGTGAAGGGACCCCCATGCCGACGCGCACCAGCGACCGCGTCCAGCTCACCCCTCTCCAGCGCAAGCTGATCGCCGCAGTCGCCACCGGCGGCGCCCTGATCGCCATGATCGGGTTCCTCGGCTCCTACGCCGCCGTCCGCCACCTCGCCGAGGCCAAGCACTTCGGCACCTTCGCCGCCGTGTTCCCCATCGGCATCGACGCCGGCATTCTCGTCCTCCTCGCGCTCGACCTCCTGCTCACCTGGCTGCGAATGACGCTGCCGCTGCTGCGCCAGACCGCCTGGCTCCTCACCGCGGCCACGATCGTCTTCAACGCGGCCGCCGCCTGGCCCGACCCGATCGGCGTCGGCATGCACGCCGTGATCCCCGTCCTGTTCGTCGTCGTCGTCGAAGCAGCCCGCCACGCGATCGGCGTCGCCGCGGACATCACCGCCGACCGGCACATGGACTCGGTCCGCTGGTCCCGCTGGCTCCTCGCCCCGCTGGCCACCTTCCGCCTGTGGCGGCGCATGAAGCTGTGGGAGCTCCGCTCCTACGACCAGGTAATCGCCCTCGAGCAGTCCCGGCTCATTGAGCGCGCCCGACTGCGCGCCCGCTACGGCCGGCGCTGGCGCAGCAAGGCCCCCGTGAACGCCGTGATGGCGCTGCGCCTGACCCGCTACGGGCGCAGCCTCACCAAGCCAATCACCGGCGAGCTGGAGATCGAGCACACCCCGAACACCGGCCCGCTGCTCGCCGTGGCGAACACGAATACCCGGCCCGCGGCGATCACGGCGCGCACGTTCGAGACCGTCGCCGCCGAGGCAATCGCTGTTGTTCGCGAGCCCGAACACGAAGAGAGCGAACAGCCGCTCGCCGTGACGAGCAGCAGCGAACACCCGCCGAACAGCGTTCGCGAACAGGTCGCGAACAAGGCTGCGACCAGCCCGAACGGTGATCGGCCGACCACGAACACCGCTGCGGCGAACACCCCGAGGCCGAACATGGCCACGCTCGTCCGCGAGCAGATCGCGGACACCCCGAACAACGCGACGGCTGTTCGGAACGTGCTCGCGATCATGCCTGGCGCGAACAAGGCGAGCGTCGCCGCCGCTGTCCGCCGCGAACGCCGCAAGGTCGAAATGAGCGGCGGCTACGGATGATCCTCGCCGTGTTCTTCGCCGGGTCCGCCCTCCTCGCCCTCCTCGGGCTGTGCGCCGTCGCGCTCCACGACGTCCCCCGCATCACCGGGACCGTCGCCTTCATCTGCACCCTCGCCGCGCTCGGCGTGGCCGTACTCCGCTGAAAGAGCCCCATGACCATCGTCACCATCGGCGGCGTGACCGTCGGCCTGATCATCCTCGGCTACTACCTCACCACCTGGTGGCCCGGCCGGAAGGCCCTCACCAAGGACCCCGTCCGCCACGCCAGCACCCTGGCCCCGTTCCTGCTCGCCTGGGCCTATGGCTGCCTGACGATCCTCGGCATCGGCGGCCTCATCGGCTGGATGGCACGCACCGCCCTGTGGATCTCCAACTGGCTCGGCGACGCCGCCCTCGTCTGGGGCGTCGGCGGACAGGCCGGCCAGCACGCCAGCACCCCCGCCTACCTTCCGCTCACCCAGACCGGCGGGGCCGTCGTCCTCATCCTGACCGCCGTCCTGGTGGCCATGGTGAAGAAGTCCGGCAAGCACGGCAGCTCGATCAAGCTGGGCGCCTGGTGCGGCCTGTGCCTGGGCACGTCGGCCGGGGTGGCGGGGTTCGCCGCGGTGCCCCTCGCCACGGCCGCCAACTGGCTCGGCGGCACCGTCTATGGAGCGCTGTGAGCGCCCGCCAGGGCGAGGAGCGCTCGCGGGCGGCGGGCGGGTGCGTCCTGCTCGTCCTCGCGGGCGCCCCCGTGGCCGCCGTCTGGGCCGCCTCCCCGGAGGCCGGCGTCCTCGTCGTCTGGGGGGCGGGGGCGGCCCTGCTGTGGCGATCGGTGCGTCGTACAGCTAACCCCGCTCCCCCACCGGGGTCACGCCCCTCCTCTCAACGCGAAGAGGCTGGTCACAGCGGTGTGCGCGTAGTGCGCCGAGAGGGGATGTTGATCATCCACGACCTCTCCGAACAGCACCGGTACGACGTGATCGACGGCGAGACACGGCCCTGACACCGCGCCCTCCTGCCGCATCATGGAGGGCATGGAGCCACAGAACATCCGGCCCGGCCACCTCACCGCCGCACAGACCCGCCGCGTCCTCGGCATCAGCGCCGGCGCCCTCCGCAACCTCGTCTACCGAGGCCAGCTCGCCCGCTCCGCAGGCACCGAACGCCACCCCTACTACGCCGTCCCGGACGTGACCGCCCTCGCCACCAAGCGCCAGGAACGCCACGTCGCTTGACCGCAGGTCAGACACTGTGTGACGATCGCGGCGTACAGCTGTGCCCACAGAGGCCCCACAAACGCACGACGAAGCCCCCGAGCCCCTTCACCGGCCGGGGGCTTCGTCGTGTTCCAGGGAGGTGACCGCGTGCCCTTCCCCGCTGGCACTCCCGTGATCACGCTCACCGGCACCCTGCCCGCCGCCGTCCTCGGCACCGGCTACCAGGGCCGCATCGTCCTCACCCCGTCCGCCACCCTGATCGACACTGACCGGCACGCCGTCTACCCCGGTGGCGGCGCCGTCGACTTCGTGGACGGAGCGTTCTCCACTCAGCTCATCCCCACCGGCACGGCTGGCATCCAGCCCGACGGCTGGCTGTGGGAGGTGGACATTCAGCCGACGGACGGCCGGCGCGTCCTGTTCTGGGCAGAGATCACCGGCCCGGACGGCACGACCGTCGACCTGGACACCCTCGTCCCCGTGCCCGCTCCGGACGGCAGCCCGGCCGCCGAGCAGGGCCCGCCCGGCGCCTCCGCCTACCAGCTCGCCGTGGAGCAGGGATTCACCGGCACGGTCACCGAGTGGCTCGCCTCCCTCGTCGGCCCCCAAGGACCCCCCGGCGCGACCGGAGCGACGGGCCCCAAGGGCGACACCGGAGCGACCGGAGCCACCGGGCCCAAGGGAGACGCCGGAACACAAGGCGAGCAAGGGCCCACAGGAGCGACCGGCCCCCAGCCGCCCCTCGGCGCAGCCGGAGACGGGCCGACCGTGGCCCTGCGCTCCGACGACCCCACCACCACCAACGCCCGCACGCCCACCGCGCACGCCAGCACCCACGGAACCGGCGGCACCGACCCGGTGACCGTCGCCCAGTCCCAGGTGACCGGACTGGCGACCGCGCTCGCCGCGCTGCTGCCCCTCGGCGGCGGCACGATGACCGGCACCACCAACGCCACCCTCGCCGACGCGGGCACCACCGCAGAAGCCAGCCTCGTCAGCGGCGACACCTTCGACCGCTTCCGCCGGTACACCGACGGCAAGCAGGAGTGGGGCTCGGGTGGCGCCGCCCGCGACACGAACCTCTACCGCGATGCGGCGAACAGCCTGCGTACCGATGACGCTCTCACCATCGCCCTGGCGCTCCGCCACCTCGGCAGCACGCTCGGGTTCTACGGTGCGACCGCCGCGGCCAAGCCCGCCGTCACCGGATCGCGAGGCGGCAACGCGGCCCTCGCCTCACTGCTGACCGCGCTCTCCACCCTCGGTCTGATCACCGACAGCACCACCGCCTGACCGACGCCACGGCCGGCCTGAACCGCCCGGCCTCAGCGTCACCTCCGGCGCTGGCCCCGTCCGCCGCTGCCGCGCCGTCGCCGCCACCGCCGCCACGACCAGACACCCCGCGGGGATCAGCAGCAGCCACCACCCCCTGGCCACAGCCAGGAACACCAGCACCAGCCCCGCAGCGAACACACCCAGCGCCCAGTCCGAGCGCCCTTCACCAGCCATAGCAGCCCCCTCAGTTGAGGCGGCCCACGGTACGGACGGGAGGACCCAGTGGCCAGACGCAGGGCACTGACCGTCTGCTCCGTCCCTGGCTGCCCCCAGCTGACCCCCGCCGGCCGATGCCCGGAGCACCGGCAGCAAGCCGAGCAGCAGCGTGGCAGCGCACGGCAGCGCGGCTACGACCGAGCGCACGAGCAGCGCTTCCGGCCTGCCGTCCTCGCCCGGGATCCGCGGTGCGTCTGCACCGCCGAGGGCCACGGCCACACCGGACCGTGCGGCCAGCCCTCTGCCCACGCCGATCACTGGCCGAACAGCAGACGCGAGCTGCTCGCCGCCGGCCTCGACCCCAACGACCCGCAGTACGGCCGTGGCCTGTGCGGGCCGTGCCACTCCAGCGAGACCGCTCGGCACCAGCCAGGAGGATGGAACCGATGAGCCACGTACTGGCCAGCATCAGCGCGCAGGACATGGAGACGTACCGCGAGGTGCTGTGCCAGTGGGCCAGGGCCAACGGGCTGGAGCCGAGCGACATCGCGGCAGCACCCGGGGTCACCGTGGAGCAGGTGGGCAAGCGGACGGTCATCGTCTACTGGCAGTACCAGCGGGACGGCGACGGCCGCATCCTGGTCGACCCGTCGGACAACGCCCAGGCCCTCATGGTGCGCCGGTCCGTCACCCAGGTCGAGACGCTCGCCCAGCACGGCTACCAAGAGCCGCAACGGCCTTGATCGTCGTCACCCTCCGTCATGATCACCCCCGGGGGTAGCCCCCCACCATGATCATCTGGAGGACCGCCGGGGAGGTGACTCGCTGTGTGTACGGGTCTGGGGAGTCCCGGCCGCCCGCCCGGCGGTCACCGTTCGTAACCGTGCCCGATGCCGCGACGGCCGGGCCTGAGGCGCCGCGACGGCGCACACGGGAGGCACCCATGTCTGGAGTTGGTCCTGTGCCGAACTCCGAGCGCCGACGCCGCAACGCGGACTCCGTGCCCGGCACGGTGCTGCCCGCGGACGGCTTCACTGGCCCGTCCCCGGACCTTCCGGGCGGGCACGACTACGACACCCGCACTCTCAGCTGGTACGAGACATGGCGGAGCAGCCCCCAGGCCGCGACGTTCCTGGCCACGGACTGGCAGCGGCTGCACATGCTCGCCCAGCTGGTCGAGGATTACTGGCAGGAGCCGAAGAAGGAGCTGCTTTCGGAGATCCGGCTGAACGAGGCGTCGCTCGGCGGCACGGCCGCGGACCGGATGCGGCTGCGCTGGTCGCTCGGGCAACCCGAAGTCGGCAAGGGCGCCGCCCGGGCCGCCGAGCGGGCGGCAGCACGCCGCGGCGACGACGACCCGCGCCGGCGTCTCCGGGCGGTCGGTGAGGAGTAGTGCGCACCCCGGGCGTCCGCCGGTCGCTCGGGTACGCCCTGGCCGACTGGATCGAGTTCTACCTGCCGCACGGCCCGGGTGACGTGCAGGGCCAGGCGATCGAGCTGGATGCCGAGATCCTCCGGTTCATCGTCTGCTGCTACGCGATCGACGGGCAGGGCCGGCGACGCTTCGACGAGGTGCTGCTGTCCCGGGCGAAGGGCCGGGCGAAGTCGGAGATCGCCGGGTGCCTGGTGGTCGCCGAGGCCCTCGCACCGGTGCGCTTCGACCACTGGGCGGAGCCGGGCGAGATCTCGGACTGGGGGTACGAGTACGAGCCGGGCGAGCCCGTCGGGCGCCCAGTCACGTACCCATTCATCCGGTGTCTGGCCACGGAGGAGACGCAGGCCGGGAACACCTACGCCAACGTCACGTACATGCTGTCCCACTCGGAGCGGCTCGCCGAGGACTACCCGGGCGTGGACATCGGCAACGACTGGCAGTCCAGCACGCGCGTGTTCCTGCCGGACGGCGGGGAGATCCGGCCGTCGACCGCTTCCAGCGCGGCGAAGGACGGCGGCAAGGAGTCCTTCTCGGTCGCGGACGAGACGCACCTGTACGTGCTCCCTGAGCTGCGGGACATGTACGAGACGGTCGAGCGGAACACGATGAAGCGGAAGGCCGCTGAGCCGTGGTTCCTGCAGACGTCCACGATGTACGCAATCGGCGAGGACTCCATCGCCGAGCGCACGCACCGCAATGCCAAGGCGAAGAAGGCGCCGCGGCTGTACTTCGACCACGTCCAGGCGCCGGCCCGGCTGCTGGAGGACGAGGCGTACAACGATCCGGCGGAGCTGAAGCGCGGCCTGATGCAGGCATACGGCCCGTTCGCCGCGCACATGGACCTGGACCGCATGGTCACGATGGCCCACAAGCCGACTCAGGACCGGGCGAAGTTCCGCAGGTACTTCCTCAACCTGCCGGTCTCCCTGTCGGAGACGTGGCTGTCCCGGCACCTGTGGGAGCGGTGCGCGCTGCCGCAGGTGGTCCTCCCGGGTGAGCGAGTCACGGTCGGGTTCGACGGATCGGATCACGACGACTGCACGGCCATCACCTGCTGCCGGATCAGCGACGGGTACGTCTTCACGCCGACCTTCCCGGACGGCCGGCCGATGATCTGGACGAAGTGGGACGACGGCGACCCGGACAGCTGGCGCGTCCCGCGCGCCGAGGTCCGCGCTGGCATGTCGCACGTGTTCGCCACGTACAAGGTCGAGCGGGCCTACGGCGACCCGCCGGACTGGCGTGACGAGTGCGACGACTGGGCAGCGGAGTTCGGGGAGGAGACGTTCCTGATCTTCGAGACCCGGGTGGCGACCCGCATGTGCCCTGCGCTGGACAGGCTGAAGACGTCCGTGCTGTCCGGGGAGCTGACCCACGACGGCAACCCGACGGTCGCTGAGCACGTGGGCAACGCCAAGCCGGAACGGCGGCCCTCGGGCATCGCGATCACCAAGCCGTCCCAGGATCGGAAGATCGATACCGCCGTAACGACCGCGCTCGCCGTGGAGGCCCGCGCCGATGTGCTGAAGCTGGCCGCCACCGCAACCAGCAACTCGTTCTCCGCCTACTGACAGGAGGTGCCCCGTGCCCGTGTCCGCGCAGGAAGCCCTCCGCATCACCACCGTGCTTGAGCAGGAACTGGACCGCAGGCAGAAAGAGATCACCCTGTGGAACGATTTCTACAAGGGCGAGCACAACCTCGGGTTCGCCTCCGATCGGTTCCGGCAGGCGTTCGGCGGCCTCTTCGAGCGCTTCGCCGACAACTGGTGCGAGGTAGTGTGCGACGCCCCCGCCGAGCGGCTCACGCCGGTCGGTTTCCGCTTCGGGACCGGCGACGAGAAGGACCCGCCGGCCGCGGACAAGGACGCCCAACGGATCTGGCAGACCTCGTCCATGGACGCCTGGTCGCGCGTCGCACACACCGAAGCCTCGGTGAAGTCCCGCTCCTTCGTGTTGGTGTGGGCGGCGGACCCGGATGCCGACGAGGTCGAGCCGGAGATCACGGTCGAGGACGCCACACAGTGCATCGTCGCCTACGAGCCGGGAAGCCGTCGCCGGCGGAAGGCCGCGCTGAAGCGCTGGGACGGTGACGACGGGTATCAGTACGCGACGCTGTACCTGCGGGATGAGCTGTGGAAGTGGCGGCGCCCGGTGTCCCGCTCGGGCCTCGTGCTCCCGTCTTCCCTGGCCCTGTCCCGGTGGCAGGCCCGCGGGGACGAGCCCGACCAGCAGCGCATCGACAACCCGCTGAAGCGGGTGCCGATGGTGGAGCTGCTGAACCGGCCCCGGCTGACGGATGATCCGACACCCGAGCACCGGCAGGTCATCCCGATTCAGGGCGCCCTGAACAAGCTGATCGCGGACATGCTGACCGCGAGCGAGGCGGGGGCGTTCCCGGCCCGCTGGGGAACCGGCATCGACCTGCCGAAGGACCCGCTCACGGGCCAGGAGATCGACGACCCGGAGCTGTGGCGTCTCGCGGTGAACAAGATGCTGCGCGCGTCCAATCCTGCCGCCAGGTTCGGGAACTTCGAGGCCGCGGACCTGTCAAACTTCGTCGCCGGGATCACGCTGTTGACCGAGCACATCAGCGCCCTGTCCCGGACCCCGCCCACGTATTTCATGG